ATGGCGTTGTCTGATGCGTGGTTGCGTTCAGTCGTTGGAAAGGAACGTGATAAGGTTTTGGTTAAATCCGATCGTGATGGTCTGTCTGTCAGAGTATCACCGAAAGGTCGCGTAGTGTTCCAATATCGTTATCAATGGGCAGGGAAAGGTGAGCGTCTTGATATCGGAACTTACCCGGCAACTGGATTAAAAGAGGCCAGAGAAGAAGTTATCCGTCTCCGTGGTGAACTTGAGTCAAACCGTAATCCACGATTGGTCAAGCAGGCTGAAAAACGAAAAGCTACTGAAGCCATGACGGTAGAGTCTGTGATCCGTGCCTGGTATGAAGCATATTGTGTAAAAAATAAAAAAGGTTCTGAACAGATACTCCGCTCGTTTGAGCTGCACCTGTTCTCTAAAATCGGGAATATCCCTCACGATGCAGCTACATTGCATGATTGGTTAGAAGTCCTGGAGCCTCTTAGCACTAAGACTCCAGCAATAGCAGACCGATTGCTAATTAACGCAAAGCAGGCCCATGTCTGGGCGTATAAGAGAAAGCTCATTGAAACTCGCCCGCTGTCGGATATCACGGGTAAAGATATGGATATCCGTAAAGGTCAGAAGAAACGGTTTCTGACACATGATGAAATTAAAATCCTTTATTCTGCGATCGATGGTTCTCGAATGGTTCCTAAATACCGGGCCTTCATTAAGCTATTGCTGCATTTTGGCTGCCGTAGTTCAGAGCTAATTACTGCCAGGGTGGGCGATTTTGATTTCATTAATAAGGTATGGACTGTACCACCAGAACGACATAAGACTGGAGAGATAACAGGCGAACCGCTAAAGAGGCCCATTATTGAACCGGTGGAGGAGCTTATAAAGAACGCTATCTCTATGAACAATGGTTCCGATATGCTTTTTACTAAGGAAGGAAGCAGGGAACCCGTTGGTCGAACATCATTGCAGTCGCTGCCTTACAATTTAATGCAGTACGCATGGAGGCGTTTGGGGCATCAATTCCCTCATTGGTCTCTTCATGATTTGAGGCGAACAGCACGAACAAACTTTTCTGATCTTACTGCTCCTCATATTGCAGAAATAATGCTCGGCCATAAACTGCCAGGGGTTTGGCAGGTTTATGACAAGAGCGATTATCTAGAAGAACAGCGTAAAGCATATCAGGCATGGTGGGAGAGAGTTGAATCGATCGTTACTTGTACTGGCCCAGAATCTACCTGACAGCTTGCGTAGCCCTGACAGTCTGTTTTGAGCGAACAGTGGACATTTTCAATGGCATTCTTGAGTAGGTTACGCTTAGACCAGAAGTAAGAGGTGATAGAATTATCAACAATACATAAAACATAGGGGATCCTTATTGATTTATTGATCTTGACCAACTTATGTGATGCAGTATGTCTTTAACTTGTATTACTATTATCTTTATCTTGTTGTTTCTAATAAACTTATCTTATTTCAGAAAGGAGTTTTTATGCATTTAGTCACGAAATCTTATTTCGATGCCTTTTGCAAAGCATTCGCTGCGCCCTATGAGGAGACCAAAAATTTTGAGGCGTTTGTGAACTATTGTGCTTTTTCAAAATACTCAGGCGACAAAGTTGAGGTCAGTGATCTTGTGTATGAAGGCCCGGACCCTGGTATTGATGGAGCATTTTTATTTTTAGACGACAGAGCCATTTTTTCAACTGAAGAACTTCAGGAGATTTTCCAAAACTCACGTCGCGAGTTTCAAGTTTCATTAGTATTCACGCAAGCTAAGTCATCGGAGAAGTGGAGCAAACAGGAAATAGACTCTTACATTGCGTCAATAAGAGATTATCTTTCACCAGCGCCACAACAACCCCACAGTGAATATCTAGCGGACTTTAAAAAAATGTTCAACTTGATATTTGCTAATATCGGCAGAGTCAAAAATGGCCTTCCAGACTTATACGCATATTTTTTTAGTGCTGCACAAAATACAGAGGCCAGAGAAATAAAAGCTGCATTTGCATCGGGTGAAAAAAGCTTAAAGTCACTCGGGTTTTCACATGAAACATCCTTCATTATGGCTCACAAAGACATGATTCATGAGCTTTGGCTTGCTGCGGAAGGTCCAATAGAAGCTAAACTTCCTACAATAGGCTATGCTCCATTCCCAGCGGCCCCTAATATTAATAATGCCTATGTAGCTACAGTCAAAGCTCGTAGTTTTATTGATTCTATACTTAAAGACAAAAATGGAAACCCTCGAAAAAAATTATTCGAAGAAAATGTTAGAGATTTTCTGGGAATTGATGGTGACGTAAATTCAGAAATTGCAGGAACACTAGATACTGATGGAAAAAAAGCAAGATTTGGTTTAATGAATAATGGAGTGACAATAGTTGCATCAAGCGTGAGGCCTGCAGGGCAAGAAATTTTTATACGAGATTTTCAAATTGTTAATGGATGTCAAACGTCTAATGTTCTTATATCAAAAGACATTCAAGTAGATGAATCAGTTAGTTTAATGATTAAATTAATTGAAACCGATGAGCCAGCGATCCTTGATGACATTGTACGAGCTACGAATAGACAATCTAAAGTTGAAGATGCACAGTTCATTTCAACGCTAAAAAAATTAAGGGAATTAGAACATTATTTTAATGCTAAAGGTGCTATTGAAGGAAATAAAATTTATTTTGAGAGAAGAAAGGGGCAGTATAGTTCAGAAAGTATAGCTCCAGTACGCATATTTGATATCAGAGAAGTTGCGCGAGCATATGCTGCTATTGTTATGATGAGACCAGATTATTCCAGTCGTTATCCAAATAGGTTAACTGGTGACTTACTTAATGAGGTTTTCTCTTCCGATGCCCTCGAGGATGATTATTATATATCTTGCTATTGCTTGTATAGGCTAAAGGCTCTTATCTCAAATAAGAGGTTTGATGGGAAGTATTCAAAATTACGCTGGCATATTCTAACTGCTGCGTCAAAATACTGTGGTAATAATTATAAGGCTTGGGGGTTCAAAAATAAAAATGAAGCTCTTCATAACTTATTCTCAATGAATGATGGGGAGTGGTTTGAAAAACTTGAGAGTTTAGTAAAAATAGCTATACCAGATCCGGATATTTCTCGAGACTTACTAAAGTCGCAGCCTTTAACATCAACGATTCTCAAAAGTGTTGATAGCGTACCTAAATAAAGAGAAGGGAAGCTTATTGCTTCCCAATAAATTAACACACTTATAGAACCCTTGACTTAAACTTTTTACTGGTTCTCTCAGATATCGATAATTTTATAGGTTGTATCATAGCGTGATCGTCTTCAAGAGAAACAACTTAACATTAAATTAGCAACGTTTGCTCTTGGCACAGACTTGACTGTCAGATTAGTTTGGTCTGTGCCATAGATATGTCAGCTCCCATCTGAGATAATACACGTTACTCAATAACTCCAGCAAATCTGTATATCTTGCGTGATGCCCATTTATTTGGGCAGGATTTAATATCAGGATCTGGAAAGTCAGGCCTGTATTTCTGGCCAGTTCTCCTGTTTACGCTGTTCCAGCGAAGAACAGTCGATACTGAAACGCCACAGAAGTCGGCGACTTGTTTAGTTGTCATTAAGTTGTTCATTACTTCACCTCCTGCGGCGGCTCCGGTAGCGGCATCCAGTGGGTTACTTTCGATGCCGGTTCTTCCCTATCGTCAGTAACTGCCCACCATTTGTTTCTCGACCAATCGTAATACCCTTCGAAGGTATCGCACTCAGTCCAGCCGTAAGGCTTCCCCCAACACCAAACATACTGTTTATCGTTCGGCATTCGCTCACTACAGCTTATCCAACCATCCGGAGTTACTGGAGAGTTGCCCGACAGCTTGTTCAACTTGTAAGTCTGGCTTACAGGTTCGGCACCATGAAGCATGGCGGCGCGGCAGGCGTTCCAGCCTTCATCAAAACCGACTATGCCATTATTTAAAGACGGACGAGCATCTGGCACCACCGGCACTGGCTTGGCTATATATAGCGGCTGAACATACCAGCCCTTTGATAACCAACTGTCAGCAATGTTTTTACTCCTCGTTATTGCCGGAATACCTAAGCCATTTTCTGAATGCAGCCATGCCACCGGCTCCTCTTCTAGCGATGCCAGAGCAATTTCATAAGCACGGCGCTCAATATCGTCTCGAACCTCTAGGCTGCTGATTCGTTCTTTGATTTCTTTAATCAGTTCTTTATCGGTAAATGTGGTCATTATGCTCCAGCCTCCGGTGCTTTTGGCATTACTGCCCAGTGAGTGATATTGACGTTTTCAAGGTCCCCGACCTGAAATGTCCACTGCCATTCTCCGGTTTCTTTTTGCCCCCATGTATACCAGAGAGAACGCCAGCCAATCAGCCAGCCTTCTCCATTAGCATCAAATAACAAAACACTTTCATTTGCTGGTGGCAGTTCAGTTGACACTGGTATTACTTTGTTTTCCTGTGCTGCACATTTAGCTTCAAGCGCATCGAATTTACGCACTAGGTATTCAGCATCCGTTTCATTCACTTTCAGATCTCGCGGTACACATCTCCCACGAAGAAACCCTTCCATTTCGAAAACATTCATGCGCATTTGCGTAACTCCGATAATTCGTTAAAGCGTTCCATAAACATCCCGTAGGCATGGCCTGGAGCCAGTGGAATCACGTTGAACATCTCTGTTGCCGGGATACCTTCCAGCACAGGCCAGAAAGAGCCATCATCAAGCCCGAGATCGCGGCGTTCGGTTGCCAGCATAATGAGATCGGCATATTTCACTGGCGTGCTCATAACAGGAGGTAACCCGTATTTCTCACGGATTACGGCGTCTATTTTTTCTTCCATCCGTTTATAGTCAGGAAGAAGTCGTTTCAGTGGTGCGGGGATGTCCTGGCAATATGCTTCTGTTGCATCATGCATTAAAGCTTCAAAAGCAAATTCCTGCGGCACCAGCTGGCTGCAAAGCACCGCATGTTGGGCGACGCTGTAGAAGTGAGAAAGATGACCGGCAAAGCGGCAGATATTTGAAAGGGAAACCGCGATATCGTTAATAACGATGTCGTCTTTATTTATCTTGTCATAATAAAAATGCTTCCCGGAAAAAGTTTTAATAAATGACATTTCGTTCTCCACTTTATATGCGCTGCACCGCGCTGAATTTTGGGAAAAGGAAGCCCTCACCATCCGGCGATTATTGAGTCAATTACGTTTCAATAGATGCCCCCGCAGGGGCGGTTAGTTTCTCCACAAAACAGAGAAGAACACCTGCGGTGGCAGCCGCCCGGATGGATTGGGTTATGAGCCCGTCGTCCGGTGATGCTCTTCTCTGTTTTGTAAAAAGGACGGTACCAGCCGGAAGCAAGTGTACAAACTGGTACCGCCAAAGCAGTGGCTGTTGTGGTGACCGGTGCTGATCTCCGGCTTGCGGTTATTTCAGACTCTCACGGGCATTTAATTGCCCCGCCGAACAGCTCTTTTCCGCAATATCTGCAATGTCTTTCGCGCATCAGCCTGCGCATTCACCACAACGCTGAGAGCACTTAGCCAGTTACGGCACCACACTTTGTCGCGGTTCCATAAATGCCCTCATCGTTGCACCCTGGTCTCTTCCCAGGCGTCAAACCGAATCGCCACGCTGGTTAGGCGTCTTATCAGCATCATCATTGACTTGCACATTCCGGCTACCTGGTTTGTTTGCCCGAGCAAGGAGTGGATTGTCCCCTTTAACGTCCCCAGACCGCTAACGACGCATGTGCCATACGCCGTGTTACAACCAAATTTTGTTAGTACCTTGTTTGTTTGTCTGGAAAGAAAGATAAAATGAAGTTGCGCATTATGCAAGTGTTTTTGTTGCGAGATATGCAATTTGATGAGTAATGAAAAGCCACCTTCGGGTGGCTAATTGATGAGGAGGTAAGGGTTAATTGTGTCGCTTAAGGGTTTGTGACTGGCTGATTAAGACCTTTCCAAAGACCATAAACCGGTGTTCATTTTCGCTGGTAATTCCCCATTCACGGTAAATCTGGTTATCAGAAATCACCAGTAGTTTGTCAGGTATCATTTGCAGTCGTTTGACATAAATTTTATCATCAAAACCAAATACATAGATACCATCTCCATCAAACTGATTGATACTGACATCAACGAAGATGAGATCTCCTGGCTCAATGGTTGGACACATACTGTCCCCACGAACGTTGATAACTTTAATGTGATTGGCTGGCCGTCCGCCAAACATCGATACAGCATTATCAGTTCTGTATTCAATGGCATGAATCACATCAATGACATCACCGCCCTGGATAAGGCCATTTCCCGCACTGGCACTGACATCCAGCATTTCAATACGGAATACATCCTTCACCTGCGCAACATCCTCACTAATACTGTTTTTGCATACAGTATTACTTTTGAAGTCTGAGGTAAAGAGATCAGCAATATCAACACCTAAGCTCCTGGCAATATTACTCAGGGCTTGTTCAGTGAATTGTTTCTGCTTACCTGTTTCCAGGCGTGAGATATTCGCCGCATCCACTCCTATTGCTTCAGCGAGATCGGCTATTTTCATGTTCTTCGCCTGGCGAAGTTGTCTGACTCGGTTTCCTATGTTCATGCGTTTATTACATTTCTTTATTGCGCGTTAAGCAAATCAACTTGCGCAAAATATTTGCGTGAAATAATATGCTCATCACGCAATATGTGGAGGTCATATGCAATCACCATTACGTAATGTGCGTAAGGCGCACGGATTTACTTTGCAGCATGTTGCTGCTGGCGTTCAGGTCAATCCAGCGACGCTGAGTCGTATTGAAAGACTGGAACAAATTCCATCTATCGATCTTGCAGAACGTCTGGCCAATTTTTTTAAGGGTGAAATCAGCGAAATGCAGATTCTTTATCCGGCACGTTTTCAATCTAGCCAAAACCAGAATGGGTTTAAACCACAGGAACAGGAGGTAAGCCGTGGGTAATCATCACTGGAAAGTGGAAAAACAGCCTGAGTGGTACGTGAAAGCTGTCAGAAAAACTATCGCGGCGTTGCCGGGGGGTTACGCTGAAGCTGCTGAGTGGCTGGATGTTACAGAGAACGCTTTATTCAACCGCCTTCGTGCAGATGGCGATCAGATTTTCCCGCTGGGATGGGCAATGATTTTACAGCGTGCTGCTGGCACTCACTACATTGCGGATGCTGTCGCACAGTCTGCTGGTGGGGTGTTTGTATCGCTTCCTGAAATTGAGGAAGTAGAGAACGCAGATATAAACCAGCGCCTGCTGGAAGTCATCGAACAGATCGGGAGTTACTCAAAGCAGATTCGTTCGGCAATCGAAGATGGGGTAGTGGAGCCACACGAGCAGACAGCAATTAATGATGAATTGTATCTGTCAATTTCGAAGCTCCAGGAGCATGCGGCACTGGTCTACAAAATTTTCTGCGCTCCAGAAAAGAGTGACGCCCGCGAGTGTGCAGCTCCGGGCGTCGTGGCGTTTTGTGTCTGTGGAGAAACTAACGCATGAACAGTTTAACGGCAAATAACCGTTTGTCGCAACAGCTGGTGGTCAGTGTCGCTGCACACCTGTTGTTACGGCATGAATGCAGATTACCAAATCACCTGGCTGTAAGTAACCACAGAGAACTTTACCTGACTGTGGGGGGCGAGTTGTGCAGGAACTTAACCGCTGGTTTCGTGACGGAAGAGGACTTTATGTTCATGTTATTCGTTGGGAGCCAGAAACACAGCGCGTTATCTATCTTCGCAAAGACTACCCGCATGAATGCTTTAGTCCTTTGTGGAAATTCAGGCGTGATTTTGTTGAGTGTGAAGGACCACCAGCACATTGATTCTGCCATTCCGGGACGTTACACTGTTCAGGCACCTTATAAAGCGGGTGCCGGGCGTGGAAACCCGGAATTCACCAAAGCGCACAACCGCGCTCTTGCGGTTTTTTTGTGTCATGAGCAGCATTACGCCCAAATTATGGTGGGGCGTGCAGGGCCAACTTCGGTTGGGCCGGGTTCTTTGGTGACCGGTATTTCCACCCCTGTACGTCTCACCACCAATAAGGTCGTGGAAAGCCTTGGTGGTGAGTTATTAAAAATCACCAAAGAGGCTGCCATCATGGCTACGATCCCAACCCTCACTCAACCTGAAATTGCCATCGTTGATGGTCAGGCTGTTACTTCATCCCTGGCTGTTGCCAACTTCTTCTCCAAACGTCATGACGATGTACTGAAAAAGATCCGCACGCTTGAATGTTCCGCATCATTCACTGCCCGCAATTTTTCGGTGAGTGATTACACCGATTGCACAGGCCGCAAACTACCTTGCTATCAAATAACCCGCGACGGCTTTGCGTTTCTTGCTATGGGTTTCACGGGTAAACGTGCTGCCCAGTTCAAAGAGGCATACATCAATGCCTTTAACCAGATGGAGAAACAGCTTTCAAAGCCCGCTGTACCGAGCGACGTTGCACATAACGCCAGCGTTCTCTGTTCCTACATTTCATCAATTCATCAGGTCTGGCTGCAGCAGCTTTATCCTATGTTGGCAAAAGCCGAATCTCCGCTGGCTGTTAGCTTGTATGACTATATTAATGATGCTTCGGCACTGGCCTGCCTCATAAATTTGTCGCTGAACCCTTCAGAGGTAAGGGGGCGCAAATGATCCGGAATATTTTCAAACGGTTTACCAATCAGACTTTCCGTTGTCCTCGTCCGGGTCAGTGGTACACCACACCTGCAGGGCATGTTCTACGTGTTAGCCTGGTTGACCGTGAATGTCAGAAGGTGATTTGTGAACCGCTGGGCCGTAATTACCGCGTCAGTATGCCGCTTATAACCTTTCGCTCCGGAAAAAACATGAAGCATCTCGGAGGTGCAGCATGAGTATGGAGCTGATGGTTAAAGCGATGAAAATTCGAGTGGGTAATCCATTGCGAAAACTGGTTCTGATCAAGCTGGCTGATAATGCCAGCGATCAGGGTGAGTGCTGGCCCAGCTACCAGCATATTGCTGACCAGTGCGAGATTAGCAAACGTTCTGTGATGAATCATATTGCGGCCCTTTGTGAGTCCGGGCTGGTAAAAAAAGTCACCCGGAAAGGTGAAAAAGGTAACTCAAGTAATATCTATCTCCTTCATCTGGATGGTGCAGGAGATTCACTAGGGGGTAGTGCAAATAATTCACTATCTGGTGCAGCAAATTCACCAGGTAGTGCAGGAGTTGCACTAGGGGGTAGTGCAGGAGATTCACCCAGAACCAGTCACTCTTTTGAACCAGTCAAAGAACCAGTCAATGAACCAATAGCTGTTGGTGCATCTGCTGATGAGTCTGTGCGAGTTCGTTCAAACCGACCGGAATACTCTCCGGAGTTTGAGCAGGCATGGCTGGCATATCCCAAACGTGCTGGTGGCAATTCAAAATCTGCAGCCTTCAAAGCCTGGAAAGCCCGTTTGAATGAGGGGGTAAACCCCGAAACCATGCTGGAAGGTGTGAAACGCTATGCGGGCTGGGTATCTGCGATGGGTAACAGCGGCACACAATTTGTGAAACAGGCTGTCACGTTCTTTGGTCCGGATCGTCATTTCGAAGAATCCTGGGAAGTTCCTGCGGTATCTGCAGCCAGACGTGAGGACCCGTACTTCAAAGCCAGTTACGACAACGTGGACTACAGCCAGATCCCGGCAGGATTCAGGGGGTGATCATGAGTCTTTTGAATGAAGTTCAGAAATTCATTGAAGCCCATCCGGGGTGTACTTCCGGAGACATTGCGGATGCTTTTGCAGGTTACTCACGGCAGCGCGTTCTGCAGTCAGCAAGCAAGTTACGTCAGAGTGGGCGTGTGGCTCACCGTTGTGAAGGGGATACACGCAGACATTTCCCGCGCCAGACAAAGATATCGCCGGAGGCGGAACGGCAACCAGTTCGTGAAACCAGACCTGTGCGCAATTTCTATGTCGGCACTAACGACCCGCGGGAGATTTTATGCCTGACCCGCCAGGCTGAAGAACTGGAGTCCAGGGGCTTATACCGTCGTGCTGCAACGGTGTGGATGGCGGCATTCCGTGAAAGCCACTCCCAGCCAGAACGAAACAATTTTCTGGCGCGTCGTGAGCAGTGTTTACGGAAAAGCAGCAAGCGCGCTGTATCGGGTGATGAGTGGTATCTGTCAGGGAATTACGTGGGGGCTTAATGAGTAATAAATATTGCCAGGAGCTGGTGGAACTGCGGAACAAACCAGCCCATGAACTGAAGGAAGTGGGCGATCAGTGGCGCACGCCGGACAACATTTTCTGGGGAATTAACACCCTGTTTGGTCCGTTTGTTCTGGATCTGTTCACTGACGGTGATAACGCCAAATGTGCTGCGTATTACACGGCGGAAGACAACGCGCTGGCGCATGACTGGTCAGAACGCCTTGCGGAGCTTAAAGGTGCTGCCTTTGGAAATCCCCCATACAGCCGCGCCAGTCAGCATGAGGGGCAATACATCACCGGCATGCGTTACATCATGAAGCATGCCAGTGCCATGCGTGATAAGGGCGGGCGCTATGTTTTCCTGATCAAAGCTGCCACCAGCGAAGTGTGGTGGCCGGAAGATGCAGATCATATTGCTTTTATTCGCGGGCGTATTGGTTTTGAACTGCCTGCCTGGTTTATCCCGAAGGATGAGAAGCAGGTGCCGACAGGCGCTTTCTTCGCTGGTGCTATTGCTGTTTTCGACAAGACCTGGAAGGGACCGGCAATCAGCTACATCGGGCGCGATGAACTTGAGGCATGTGGTGAGGCGTTTCTGGCGCAGGTTCGCCTGCAGGCGGAAAAGCTGGTCAGGGAGATGGCGGCATGACGACGTTAACTCAATGCCAGCAGCAGGTGCTGGATATGCTGATTTCTTACCAGAAAGAACGTGGCTTCCCGCCAACCAATCAGGAGGTGGCAACCATGCTGGGATACCGTTCAGTGAATGCAGCGGTAGAGCATCTTCGCGCACTGGAGAAAAAAGGCGTCATCACGATAAAGCGTGGCGTGGCCCGGGGGATCACGCTTCATACCGCGGTGAAGGACGACGACAGCGAGGCGGTCGGTATCATCCGCGCACTGCTTGCCGGTGAGGAGAACGCCAGGTTGCGTGCAGCCCACTGGTTACATGAGAGAGGCCTGAAAGTATGAAGCTAATCCTGCCTTTCCCGCCCAGCGTGAACACGTACTGGCGACACCCCAACAAAGGGGCATTTGCTGGTAAGAGCCTGATAAGCGCGGCGGGGCGAAAATTTCAGAGCGCGGCGTGTGCAGCAATAGTTGAGCAGTTACGTCGTCTGCCAAAACCAACGTCGGCACCTGCTTCAGTGGAGATCGTGTTGTTTCCTCCGGATAACCGGATCCGCGATCTGGACAACTATAACAAGGCGCTGTTTGACGCCCTGACCCACGCGGGTGTGTGGGAAGACGACAGTCAGGTGAAAAGAATGCTGGTGGAGTGGGGACCGGTTATCCCGGAAGGGAAGGTCGAGATCACTATCAGTAAGTACGAGAAAACGGCGGGTGCAGCCGCCTGATTAAGAGGAGAAACGAAGTATGAATAATCTGATGGTTATTGATGGTATTGAAGTTCGTCGTGATGCTTATGGTCGTTACAGCCTGAACGATCTGCACAGGGCTGCTGGTTCTCTGGATAAGCATAAGCCCGCATTCTGGCTCCGCAATGAGCAAACTGAACGCTTAATAAGCGAGTTGCAGATTTGCAACTCGGTCAATATAGCGCCAGTTAATGTCATTCGTGGTGGAAATAACCAGGGAACGTATGTCTGCAAGGAACTGGTGTATGCCTATGCAATGTGGATTAGCCCGTCATTCCATCTGAAGGTGATCCGTACTTTTGACATGGTAACCAGCATACCGGAAAAATTATCCGGGCAGGCTGCTGACAAGATGCAGGCTGGTGTGATTCTGCTGGACTTTATGCGTCGGGAGTTAAATCTGTCTAACTCATCTGTGCTTAGTGCCTGTCAGAAACTCCAGGAGGCTGTTGGCTTACCGAATCTGGCACCGCGCTATGCCATTGATGCTCCTGCTGACGCGCCTGATGGCTCAAGTCGCCCTACGCTGTCGCTGAGTGCACTGCTGAAACAGTATGGTATCCGCCTGACGGCTAATCAGGCATATCACCAGATGGCGAAGCTGGGGATCGTTGAACAACGCGAACGATACAGCCGTACCGCGATTAACAACATCAAAAAATTCTGGTCGCTGACAGCGAAAGGCTGCATGTTCGGCAAGAACATCACCAGTCCCGCAAATCCGCGCGAGACGCAGCCGCATTTCTTCGAATCCCGATTCCCTGAGCTGTTAAAGCTGCTCGATACCGTTCATTGAGGTGACCGTGAGAGCACTACTGACCCCTGAAATTGCCCCGCGTATGGGGATCGTATTGTTCAGGCCCGGTTCAGAGCTGATGCCCCTGTTTATGCAGGGGCGTGTCCTGCTGGAGCCTGAGCCGGAGCATTATTCATCTTTCGCCAGTGGTGCCGTTCCCGCGGCGTCACAACCGCTGGCGGATGATCCTGCCGTTCGGGCCGTGTTCCGCAATGAGGCAGTGATCCGTCGTGCTGGTGGCGTGGAATGTCTTGAAAGCTGGTTACTTCGTAAAAAAGGCTGCCAGTGGCCTCATTCCGACTGGCACAGCGAGAACATGACCACAATGCGACACGCTCCGGGTGCAATCCGTCTGTGCTGGCACTGCGATAACCAGCTGCGCGATCAGTTCACGGAACGGCTGGAATCAATGGCAACGGATAACTGTGCCCGCTGGGTGTTGTCTGTTGTGCGTCGGGATCTCGGTTTTGATGACAGTCACGTTGTGACAATGCCGGAACTGTGCTGGTGGCTGATTCGTAATGACCTGGCGGATGCCTTACCGGAAAGTGCAGCCCGTAAGGCACTGAGATTACCGAAGCCTGTTGTGCCGTCTGTCACCCGGGAAAGTGACCTTGTGCCTTCGGTTCCTGCCACCAGCATCATCCAGGATAAGGCGAAAAAGGTGCTGGCGCTGAAAGTGGATCCGGAGTCGCCGGAGTCTTTTATGTTACGCCCAAAACGTCGCCGCTGGGTTAATGAAAAGTACACGCGCTGGGTTAAGACACAGCCGTGTGCATGTTGTGGAAAGCCCGCTGATGATCCCCACCACCTGATAGGTTACGGTCAGGGTGGAATGGGAACAAAAGCGCATGACCTTTTTGTGTTGCCTTTGTGCAGAAAGCATCACGACGAGCTGCATGCGGATACCGTGGCATTTGAAGAGAGGTATGGCTCCCAGCTGGAGCTGATATTTCGTTTTATCGATCGTGCGCTGGCAACTGGCGTGCTGGCCTGATTTTGTGGAGAAAGTTGATGCGTGATATTCAAATGGTTCTGGATCGTTGGGGAGCATGGGCGGCGAGTGATAGTTCAGGAGTAGACTATTCTCCTATAGCTGCTGGGTTTAAAGGGCTTCTTCCCTATACAAGCAAAACACGTCAGGCTTGTTCAGATAGTGATGCATTAATTATTGAAGGTTGTCTTGCTCTTCTTAAAAAGCGAAAACCGTACGAGCATTCTTTGATTGTGGCCCATTACCTGTATGGCATCTCGAAAAGAAAGCTTGCAAGAGCTCGCAAAAAAGATGAGAAATTGATACGTATAGAGATACAGATGGCTGAAGGGTTTATTGATGGATGCCTTTCAATGCTGGATGTTAAACTTGAAATGGAGTAGAAAAAAGGGCATTTCTGCCCTTTTTAAATGTGGGGGAGTATCCAGTTTACTTTTCTCCATGTAAAGGCAAAAGTTATTACTGAAATGATAAGAAGAGATAAAGATTCGATAATTAAAATAAATTCTATTTTTTCTCCATGTAACAATGTCTTTTCATTGGCAAACATTGCTATCAAAGCAATAACGCATGCCGTAATTAAAGATGCACCTGCGGTTAATAGATTTACAATAATAAATTGAAGTATGTTGTTGTTTTTTAATGCTTTTATTATTCCATTTGAGTTTTCGCTAGCAGCACTAAAAATTGATATTGTGGCTAAAATAAAACCAAATAAAATACCGGATACAGTTGAAATAACCCCGGAGGCTGTAAGTATGTCAGCATGCCCCATCTGAGGGATATACCTCAGTAGGAACAAGGTGCAAAAAACACTTACAATCAGGTTTCTTAAGTATTTCAATAACATATCCTATACCTTCTTTTTGCTGATATCGTATTGCTTAAGGTATTCATTGTTATCAATTTTAGCAGAAATCATGGCTTGCAGAACATCACTATCAGTGCCATAACCATTAACGGTATATATGTTTTTTTCTGAAATGAGTACCTGATCAAGAAGACTTTGTTCAACGGTATTTTTGGGCTGTGTTACTGCCGCTTTTTTTACAATTCCCGGCATTTTTTCAAGGAGTTCTTTAATACCATCCTTAACGAGATCTGATAAATAACCTTTGACTTTTACTCTCCCTGATGCACGTCCCCTTAGATTTAACTTGAGACGTGTTCCACCCAGCCCTACCATCATATTTACCAGTTCCTTAGAAAATGAACTATTTAGCTGGTAATTTGTTGCATCAAAGTTCCTGGGAGCAGCCAGGACAATATCACAACTTCTCAAAGTACTTCCTGTTTCAAGTAGCTCTTTGACGCTCTCTTTTTTCCAGATGGCTTGGAATGAAAAGTTATTTCCAGGATTACCACTCTGGCTGTAAAGCAGATAAGCTAAATCCGATTCTTTCGGCCCAAGATGATTTTGAGTTAATATTAAAATATCACTATCGTAATAATATAAAAAATAGGTTCTTTCGACTATGTATTTTTTATCATCTAGTGGTATGTTGTGCTCATTCCAGTATTCATCACCAATATAAGGAAGGAGATACTCTTCTCGTGAGCATGACATGTAGCCGAAGAAATATTTAGCTTTTGTATCTTTATTTATAAAAGCTATTTTTAACTTTTTATTTCTATAGATGGTATCAAAATGATTATTCGTAACGGTTACGCAAGTATTATACAGATTTTCAATTGCTTGCTTAGCAACTGAATGGCTGCGGATAGTCCCAGAACTGCTGGTGTAAAAACCAATTTTAAGTTTTTTTTGTTTCTTTGATTGCGCAATAGTAGCCATGTTAAACCTTAGTATACTAATAATTTCTTATGGATCTTTTTTTATATGGCTTTAATTTAGCAAAAAAAATTACCGCGGTCCGCAAATTTTATCTTAATCTGTTAAGAGTGGTTACTTCGCCACACAGCTTAAACCCGCCGTCGAGCGGTTTTTTGTACCTGTAAACCTGGTGCAGTACAGTAAACACGCTGGTGGTCGTGAATTCGGGGCTCACGGCTTGCATTTTTGTAAAGTGATATATACTTATCTTGCGACCAGTAATGTCAGGGATATTGATATGAATGAGGCCTGTTCTGTTATTTTTGTTCATTCCCCGTTTGTTGTGCTCTTCGAAGGAAAAGTACTCTCTCTGGAAAGTGGTAGTGCACTTCTTGTCAGGGGAGGGGCTGGACCGTTATTGCCCTTTTCTGAATGTTTTCGGCGTATAAGTCTCAGTGAATCGACAATTAGCCGTTACCTGTTGCGTAGTGGGGTAAAACAGGATGTTGTTTTAGTCCGGAAAATGCCACGATATCTTTGCATGAGTTTTCCCAGGCCAGAATTGATGGGCATCCTGATTGATTATCTTTATGAGGAAAAGATTCATACGGACAATTTAGCGGAAATGCTTTCCTTTTCGTGTCTGGCGTTTTTTTCATCAGATAAAATGTTTTCGTCGTTTATGACCGCGTGTATCAGTACTATCAGCGGCAGGCTTGGTGCGTTGTTTCATACAGACATTGCAGCAAACTGGACTCTGCGAGATGTGTCATCACGGTTATGTATGAGTGAAAGTTTGTTAAAAAAAAGACTGAAAGAAGAAGGCACATGTTTCAGTGAGTTGTTGCTTACGGAGAGAATGAGAATGGCAGCAATGCTGTTGCATCAATATAGCTGTGCCATCAACAGAATCGCTGTGCAGTGTGGCTATAATAATACATCTTATTTTATCAGTGTATTCAGGCGTTATTTTGGGGTCACCCCGGAAGGTTACAGGATGGCTGCATTCAGTGAGATGAGTTCTGGCTCCGCTCAAGAATAACTGAATTTTGCAGTCATTGTATGCAGGAACGCTTTGGCGGGCATTATTCTTTGTGTGCCTGGCATTCTCAGCAGTTCGGGTGGGGCGTCCCCTGGTCAGCCTGATAGTGGCGATGGACTGGTAAAACGCAATGACCATGTGTGATTGGCGCGGAACTGGAACAGGAACGTTTTAATCAGACGTCAGAGAAATGTTTTTAATTTAGTAATGATATAAATTGTATATTTCTGATACAGATGCATACATATATTAAAAACTAAAAACAAAATATATTTTTGATATCTGAAAAAATGTCGTTAGTATTCTCGTCGGTCTGGAAGACGGTTATTTTGGTGTTCACAGGGGTGTTACTACCGTCGGAAAGACCAGTGCTGGCTTTCACGGTAATTCGTGTGATTACTGAAGACCGCATAGTATGCGGGTATCGTATAATGGCTATTACCTCAGCCTTCCAAGCTGATGATGCGGGTTCGATTCCCGCTACCCGCTCCAGCAGTAGACGATACCAAGTTGTTTTGGGCACTGACATATTATATGTGGGATGTTTTCCTGAATCTTTATCCACATCCTGTTCTGTAATACGTGATATCGGTTACAGTCCAGTGCTGTCTTTTTACAACAGCGTAATGGTGCATTATCGGTGGAGATTTTGTATTTCCTGACAGGGCCGGTGATGCATCATTCCGATGTTGTTAACATCTATAAAAAACGTTGAGATTAATCACGTATTAAGCAAAACCTGGAAATTCATCTTAACCGCCGTACCAGGCGGTTTTTTTTATTCAGTTTCTTCATGGCTCGCTACTGCGGGCCTTTTTCATTTCTTCGCCCTGCTCAGCGTATGTCAAATCTGAATACACCACACAAAAGGTATCTGCGGGTGCCTTTGACGGGGTGTTGTTTTTTTACGGGCCGCTGGTGGCCCTTTTTTATTTACAGGAGAAAAAAGTATGTCTGAACCCTTATCCGGTTCCGGCACGGCGGCTGCGCTCGGAGGGGCGACGGTATTCGGGCTGTTCACCGGAACGGATTTCGGGATTGTGTTTGGTGCGTTCGCGGGGGCTTTGTTTGTGGCAACTGTGCCGCAGAAGATTTCCGCCTGGCGTGTGGCGGCGCATTTTCTGGTGTCGTTTATCGTCGGCGTGCTGGGAGCACGTGTACTGTCAGCCTGGATTACATCAAAAACAGGGTATGACGGTACATCGGCAGATGCGCTGTGTGCGGTGCTGGTATCGGTGGTGTCAGTGAAGATTCTGTCATTCATCCACCAGCAGGATATCGCATCACTGGTGTCCGGCCTGTTCTCCCGCCTGAGGGGCGGAGGAGGCGGCAATGTTAAGTAACCTTCCCGGATTGCTGAATGTGGCGTTATGCACGGTTATCGTGCTGACGTTCTTTTTTTATCGCCGAAAAGATGCCACGCACAAACCGCTGATGTCATGGCTGGCCTGGCTGCTGATGCTGCTGTATGCCTTTGCGCCCCTCAGCTATCTGTGTGGTCGCCCGTTAGCAACGGGCTGGCTGGAAGTGTTTTTTAATCTGCTGTTCTGCGTGCTGGTGATACGCGCACGCGGGAACGTCACAAAAATCTTTCCATTGTTGAGGTGAATATGTCGGGTAAATTCAGATTCAGTCGTCGGAGCGAGAAAAATCTGGAGGGCGTTAAACCACAGCTGGTTGCTGTCGTTCGCCGTGCGCTGGAGCTGACGGAGGTTGATTTCGGTATTACGGAAGGCCTGCGCACGAAAGAACGCCAGAAACAGCTGGTTGCAGAAGGCAAGAGCCAGACCATGAACAGCCGCCACCTGACCGGTGATGCGGTGGATGTTGTGGCCTGGGTTGGCAGCCAGGTGTCATGGGACTGGCCTCTGTACGAGAAAATCGCGCAGGCATTTAAGCAGGCTGCCGCAGAGCTGGGAACTGCCATCGAATGGGGCGGGGAGTGGACCAGCCTGAAAGACGGACCGCATTTTCAGTTGAGGCGATAACTAATACAAAACCCCGGCAGAGGAACTGTTCGGGGTTAATGCAGAAAATATGTTGACTCTTTGAATGATTGTTACGCTTTATCGTGAGTCAGTTTTCCGTCAAGAATGAGACGATTGTTTTCGATATGAAGAACCAGTGTTTCAAGATATTCTGGCTTTAACTTCCACCATTTCATTTTTTTTGCTATTTGTGTCAGGCAATGATTATGGGTGAATATAACGGTAGTTTTATTATCGGATGACAATTTGAGTATGTCCTTTGCAGCATCAAGTCCGCATGTTGCAGCCAACGGTATCCGGGAGGCTGCTTTTCCTCCAGAGAAAAAACAGGCTGTCTGCATTGTCCGTATGGTATCCGTGGAGTAAAGGCTGAATGACGGGAAAGTATTGCTAAATATTTTTCCATAATCATGAGCTTTAATGGCACCATTGACGGTAATTCCTTTATTGCTTGAGAGACATGCATTTTTGCTTCTGTCACATCGTTCACCGTGACGGATAAGGAAAATTGTCTGGTGTTGTTGATTTATTTTATGCGCCTGTTTCATATTGATTGTGGTGGGTGTTCTTAAAAAATAAACAAACAAAAGAGTAGTTAAAATCAAAGTGATTAAATAAGTAATTTTCTTTATTTCTCGACGCTGCATATGAAAAGTCTTTTGCAAAAATAAATGAGATTAAAAAATATATTTCTTAAATATTAAGAAAATCTTAACGCGCAATGTCGTTTGTTGCTTTTATAACTTGCAACAGATTGGGTTTTTTGATGTTGAACAATCAGCATTACAGCAGTCCTTCAGTGAGGGGCTGCGATAATGCTGATGTTTAATTGAGCATAAATGATAATTTCTCTCATTTTTCATGGGTCCTCCCGGTGGGGTGGCCTTGCCACGGGGCGGGAGCGTCGCGGAAAAAGGCTAGTTTTTGAAATTTTATCCGTCATCACCACCACTATAATTAATTGATATTACAGCTGTTTTATTTTCATGGTGTCGATCTTGATTGTTTTTTGTTCATCACTGACACCGTTTGCCTAAAGTTGTTTGCAAGATGCATGTTTAAAACATTCTGGAGCGGGTATGGATCGAGAGTTAAAAAATCTGACGCTGAATATCAGTCAACTGGCGGCACTGTCAGGTGTACATCGCCAGACTGCTGCGGCAAGGCTGCAAAATCTACCCGTTGCAGGGGGGCATGAAAGCAACCTCAAGCTTTATCGGGTGGTTGATATTGTGTCGGCATTTCTGGCATTACCTCCGCCGGTTGCAGAAGGCGAAATGGACGCGCATGAGCGCAAAGCCTGGTATCAGTCTGAACGTGAGCGTCTTAAGTTCGAACAGGAAACGGCACAACTCATTCCGGCCAGTGATGTCAGACGGGAGTTTGCCATCTGGGCAAAAGCGGTCGTGCAGGTGCTGGAGACATTACCGGATATTCTTGAACGTGACTGCGGTCTGCAGCCTGCCGCTGTGAGCCGTGTTCAGTCCATTATTGATGATCTGCGCGATCAGATAGCCCTGCGGGTGACTGAAGCAGGTGCGGATGATGAGGAGGAATTACAGCAGGAGGAGTAATGCTGAATCAGGAAACCGCAAAGGCAGCACGAACCGATTCAGGTTATATCCTTCGCGCACCGAGACGAATGCGGGTTGCTGATGCCGTTGCTCAGTATATGCGGGTGCCCATGGGGGCAGGGAACTCAGTCCCGTGGGATCCGCTGGTGGCACCGTATGTTATTGAGCCGATGAACTGCCTGGCCTCGCGTGAATACGACGCAGTGATATTTGTTGGCCCGGCACGAACTGGCAAGACTATCGGCCTGATTGACGGCTGGGTGATTTACAACGTGATTTGCGATCCTGCTGATATGCTGATCATTCAGATGACGGAGGAAAAAGCCCGCGAACACTCCAAAAAACGACTTGCCAGAACGTTTCGCGTCAGCCCGGAAGTGGTCAGTCGCCTGAGTCCGAACAAAAATGACAACAACGTTTATGACAGAACATTCCTTGCTGGTAACTACCTGAAAATCGGCTGGCCGTCAGTCAATATCATGTCCTCATCAGATTATAAATGCGTCGCGCTGACGGATTATGACCGTTTTCCGGAAGATATTGATGGCGAGGGGGATGCTTTCTCTCTTGCCTCAAAACGTACCACCACATTTATGTCCAGCGGTATGACGCTGGTGGAGAGTTCCCCCGGCAGGGATGTGAAGGATGTGAAATGGCGACGGACTTCACCGCATGAGGCTCCACCAACCACGGGGATCCTGTCGCTCTATAACCGTGGTGATCGCCGTCGCTGGTACTGGCCCTGTCCACACTGTGGTGAGTATTTTCAGCCCTGCGGCGATGTGGTTGCTGGTTTCCGTGATATTGCCGATCCCGTGCTGGCAAGTGAGGCGGCTTATATTCAGTGCCCTTCCTGTTCAGGACGGATTATGCCTGAACAAAAACGTGAGCTGAACGGACGTGGGGTCTGGTTGCGGGATGGTGAATCCATCAATGCGGATGGCAGTCGTTATGGTGATCCCCGACGCTCACGTATTGCGTCATTCTGGATGGAGGGTCCGGCAGCTGCTTACCAGACACTCTCGCAACTCGTTTACAAACTGCTTACTGCAGAACAGGAATACGAGACAACCGGAAGTGAAGAAACACTCAAGACGGTTATCAATACCGACTGGGGATTACCTTATCTTCCCCGCGCCAGCATGGAGCAACGAAAAAGTGAACTGCTTGAGCAGCGGGCAGAGCCAGTTCCTTCCCGCAGTGTGCCGGATGGCGTTAATTTCCTTGTGGCGACAGTGGATGTGCAGGCGGGACGTCATCGCCGTTTTGTGGTTCAGGTAACGGGCTATGGCAGCCGTGGCGAACGCTGGATTATTGATCGTTACAACATCACGCAGTCATTGCGCGGTGACAGCGACGGGGAGAGCCAGCGAATTGATCCGGCCAGCTATCCGGAAGACTGGGATGTCCTGCTGACGGATGTTTTTCATAAAAGCTGGCCGCTGGCCTCCGATCCTTCTCAACAAATGCGACTGATGGCAATGGCGGTGGACTCCGGCGGTGAAGACGGGGTCACTGATAATGCCTATAAATTCTGGCGTCGTTGCCGTCGTGATGGCCTTGGTAAACGTATTTACCTGTTTAAGGGCGACAGCATCCGGCGCGCAAAACTGATCACTCGTACATTCCCTGATAACACCGGACGAACGGGCCGACGGGCGCAGGCCGCAGGTGATGTGCCGCTCTGGCTTCTTCAGACGGATGCACTGAAAGACCGGGTGAATAACGCGTTATGGCGTGACTCGCCAGGTCCCGGCTATGTGCATTTCCCTGACTGGCTGGGGAGCTGGTTTTACGACGAACTGACGTATGAAGAGCGGAGCAGTGACGGGAAATGGAGTAAGCCTGGTCGCGGTGCCAACGAAGCTTTTGACCTGATGGTGTATGCCGAGGCTCTGGTCATTCTGCATGGATACGAAAAGATCCGCTGGCCGGATGCACCGGAGTGGGCGAGCCGGGAAACCTGGCTGGAGTGTGTCCAGGACAGTACCGAACCGTCATCCTCACCGGAACCGGTATCCACGCCTGTTAAAAAACAAAAACGGAAGAAAACAGTAACTGACGATGTTAACCCCTGGCTGACTTCCGGAGGATGGTTATGAACCAGAATGATATCGAAGCCATGATTCAGCGTTATACGGAAGCTGAAATGGCGGTGCTGGACGGAAAATCCGTCACCTTTAATGGTCAGCAGATGACCATGGAAAACTTATCTGAGATCCGGCAGGGACGGCAGGAGTGGGAGCGCCGCCTTGCGGCTCTGATTACACGACGACGGGGGCATCCCGGGTACCGGCTGGCGAGGTTCTGATGGCAATTCTTGATGATGTGATTGGCGTTTTTTCACCTGGATGGAAAGCGGCAAGGCTGCGTTCCCGTGCGGTGATCCAGGCTTATGAAGCCGTAAAAACGACGCGGACACACAAAGCCCGACGGGAGAACCGAACTGCCGACCAGCTAAGCCAGTACGGGGCCGTGTCGTTACGTGAGCAGGCCCGTTACCTTGATAACAACCACGATCTGGTTATTGGTGTATTTGACAAGCTGGAAGAACGGGTGGTGGGGAAAAACGGGATTATTGTCGAGCCACATCCGGTATTACGCAATGGGGCCATTGCCCGTGATCTGGCAGCGGAGATTCGCACCCGATGGAGTGAATGGTCTGTCAGCCCGGAAGTCACCGGGCAGTTTACCCGTCCGATGCTGGAACGTCTGATGCTGCGTACCTGGCTGCGCGATGGTGAGGTGTTTGCCCAGATGGTTTCCGGGCGCATAAACAGCCTGACGCCTTCTGCCGGTGTTCATTTCTGGCTGGAGGCGCTCGAGCCGGACTTTATTCCCATGACCAGTGATGAGAGCAACAGGCTGAATCAGGGCGTGTTTGTTGATGACTGGGGGCGTCCCGAAAAATATCTGGTGTATAAAAGCCGTCCCGTATCCGGACGGCAGATGGAAACCAAAGAAGTGGATGCAGAGCGAATGCTGCATCTTAAATTTGTTCGCCGTCTGCACCAGATGCGCGGGACGTCTTTGTTGTCCGGTGTGCTGATCCGCCTCAGTGCCCTGAAAGATTATGAAGATTATGAGCTGACTGCAGCAAGGATCGCCGCTGCTCTGGGGATGTACATCCGCAAAGGCGACGGGCAGAGCTATGAACCGGATGGTAATGGCAGCAAGGATAAGGAACGCGAGCTTACCATTCAGCCAGGCATTATTTACGATGATCTGAAACCCGGCGAAGAAATCGGAATGGTGAAGTCGGATCGCCCCAATCCTAACCTTGAAACTTTTCGTAATGGTCAGTTGCGTGCCGTGGCGGCGGGCAGTCGTCTGAGTTTTTCCAGTACAGCGCGCAACTATAACGGCACTTACAGCGCCCAGCGTCAGGAGCTGGTTGAATCCACTGATGGCTACCTGATCCTGCAGGACTGGTTTATTGGTGCCGTCACCCGCCCGATGTATCGTGCATGGCTGAAACAGGCTGTGGCATCCGGTGTTATCAGGCTACCCCGCGATCTTGACCGTTCTTCACTGTATACCGCGGTGTATTCCGGACCAGTGATGCCGTGGATTGACCCTGTTAAGGAGGCTGAGGCCTGGAAAATCCAGATTCGTGGTGGAGCGGCGACAGAATCAGACTGGGTACGTGCTGGTGGTCGTAATCCGGATGATGTCAAACGTCGGCGCAAGGCCGAAATTGATGAAAACCGCAAGCTGGATCTGGTATTTGATACCGATCCGGCCAGTGATAAAGGAGGCAGTAGTGCCGCAACGAAACGACAGGAGCCGCAGCACACCGACGACCAGTCCGAAGATTAATTCCTGGTTCAGGATGCAGGCTGGTCACCAGAGTGACGCGGATATTTATATTTATGACGAGATTGGTTTCTGGGGTGTTACAGCGAAGCAGTTTATCAGTGATCTGAATGCACTGGGCGATATCACCCACATTAATCTCCATATTAATTCACCGGGTGGCGATGTCTTTGAAGGCATCGCCATTTTTAATGCGCTGAAAACACATGGTGCGTCCATTACCGTTTATGTCGACGGTGTGGCGGCGTCAATGGCGTCGGTCATTGCGATGGTGGGAAACCCGGTCATTATGCCGGAAAACACCTTCATGATGATTCATAAACCATTTGGCTTTACGGGCGGTGATGCGGAGGACATGCGCACCTATGCCGACCTGCTCGATAAGGTTGAGGCGGTTCTGTTACCCGCTTATGCACAGAAAACCGGGAAAACCACCGATGAAATTGCTGCCATGCTGGCGGATGAGACCTGGATGTCCGGTGCCGAATGTCTGGCACAGGGATTTGCTGATCAGGTGACGCCAGCCGTTAAGGCAATGGCATGTATTCAGTCAAAACGTACAGAGGAATTTAAAAAGATGCCGGAATCCATTCGAAACATGATTACTCCGCCACGCAACAGTGCTCCACGCGTACAGGATGATGAACCTGCAGCCTCCCGGACGCCAGTGCAGGCAGCAGCACCCGTGGTGGATGAAAACAGTATCCGTGCGCAGGTACTGGCAGAGCAAAAAGCGCGTGTAAACGGTATTAATGATCTGTTTGCCATGTTTGGCGGGCGTTATCAGACGCTGCAGGCTCAGTGTCTTGCCGATCCTGAATGTTCGCTGGAACAGGCCCGCGAAAAGCTGTTGAACGAGATGGGGCGCGAGTCCACGCCATCCAATAAAAATACCCCGGCTCATATTTATGCCGGAAACGGTAATTTTGTGGGGGACGGGATCCGCCAGGCGCTGATGGCGCGTGCCGGATTTGAAAAAACCGAACGTGATAATGTCTACAACGGGATGACCCTGCGTGAATATGCCCGTATGTCACTGACTGAACGGGGTATTGGGGTTTCCAGTTATAACCCGATGCAGATGGTCGGTGCGGCGTTCACACACAGTACGTCTGACTTCGGTAATATTCTGCTGGATGTTGCGAACAAAGCCATTCTGCAGGGCTGGGAAGATGCCCCTGAAACCTATGAACAGTGGACGCGGAAAGGTCAGTTGTCTGATTTTAAAATTGCCCATCGTGTGGGTATGGGGGGCTTCAGTGCTCTGCGTCAGGTGCGTGAAGGGGCGGAATATAAATACGTCACCACCGGAGATAAACAGGCCACTATTGCACTGGCGACCTATGGCGAGCTGTTCAGTATCACCCGTCAGGCCATTATCAATGATGATCTGAATATGCTGACCGATATTCCACAGGGTGAAACAGGCGACGGCCTGACCGAAGGTGTGTTTATGCTGCCTAAGCTGAAAACGGATGACATGAAAACGGGTAAGAAGGTTTATCTGAAGTCCGGAAAAGTTCAGCTGACTAACAGCGGCTCTGATCCGCTGGTCGGGGTTGTCTGGGCAGATGCCGGAACCAGTGCAGAAGAAGTGCCGGTAAAACTCAATGTCTGATCCCTTTTCCCGGCTGGCAGCGCGTATGGATGCGATCACGGTCAGAAAGATGGGAAAGACAGCCTCGATTAATGATGTCGATATGACTGTGATCCCGGGAGAAACACTGGCAGAGCTGAATGCTCTGTCCGGACCTGCGGTCTCTCTGGTGGTGTTTTCTTCGGGATACCGCCCACGGCGCGGGGATCGCGTTGTTTATGACGGACAACATTGGACGGTCACACGGCATGAACGCTTTAACGGTAAGCCAATGATCTTTATTGAGTAAAGAGGTGTGGGATGAAGGGGCTTGAGAATGCCATCCGCAATCTGAACAGCCTTGATACCCGTATGGTGCCACAGGCCAGCGCATGGGCGATAAACCGTGTGGCACAGAAAGCGGTCTCGGTTGCCACCCGGCAGGTTGCCGGGAATACCGTTGCGGGAGATAACCAGGTGAAAGGGATCCCCCTGAAACTGGTACGTCAGCGTGTCCGGGTGTTTAAAGCCAGTCCGTCAGGAAAAATGACGGCCAGGATCCGCGTTAACCGGGGCAATCTGCCTGCCATTAAGCTGGGGACCGCCCGGGTCAGACTGACCCGGCGTGGTGGAAAACTGCAGTACCGTGGCAGCGTGCTGAAGGTGGGTAAATATCTTTTCCGGGATGCGTTTATTCAGCAACTGGCGAATGGTCGCTGGCATGTGATGCGGCGTATTGATGGCAAAAATCGTTACCCCATTGATGTGGTGAAAATCCCTCTGTCCGGACAGCTGACACAGGCATTTGAAGATGCCCGCGACCGCATCATTGCTGCGGAAATGCCGAAACAGCTGGGGTATGCACTGAAACAACAACTGAGGTTATGGCTGACCCGATGAACCGACATACACAAATCCGCCAGGTCGTACTGGCACGCCTTCGGGAACAGTGTGGAGACAGCGCCACGTTTTTTGACGGGCTTCCGGCATTTGTTGATGCGCAGGAACTGCCTGCCGTGGCGGTGTGGCTGAGTGATGCTCAGTACACCGGAAAAATGACGGATGAAGATGACTGGCAGGCTGTTCTGCATATTGCTGTCTTCATCCGGGCACAGGCACCGGATTCAGAGCTGGATATGTGGATGGAGAGCACCATTTTCCCGGCCCTGAATGATGTACCGGCACTTTCCGGACTCATCGACACCCTGATCCCACTCGGTTTTAACTATCAACGTGATAATGAGATGGCCACCTGGGCGATGGCGGAAATCACGTACCAGATCACGTACACGAATTAAGGAGGTGGCAATGACCACACCAAATCCACTGGCAAAAACGAAAGGTGCGGGAACGACGTTCTGGATGTACACCGGCAAGGGCGATGCGTTTGCGAACCCTTTATCGGACACTGACTGGCTGCGTCTTGCGATGGTGAAGGATCTGCAACCTGGCGAAATGACCGCTGATGCAGAAGATGACACTTATCTCGATGATGAAGATGCAGACTGGAAAACGACAACCCAGGGGCAGAAATCCGTCGGTGATACTTCGGCGACGCTGGCCTGGCGTCCGGGTGACAGCGGGCAGAAAAAACTGGTTCAGTTGTTCGACTCCGGTGAAGTCTGCGCGTTTCGTATCAAATATCCCAACGGCACTGTTGATGTTTTCCGTGGCTGGCTGAGCTCACTGGGTAAAACCATTGCCTCAAAAGACGTGATGACCCGCACAGTGAAAATCAGCGGTGTGGGGCGTCCGTATCTGGCAGAGGAAGGCACTGAAACCGTGAGCGTTACCGGGCTGACAGTATCACCGGCATCTGCCAGTGTAAAAGTGGGAGCAACCACCACGCTGACCTTTACAGTAAAACCTGACGGAGCCAGTGACAAAGCGATCAGTGTGCATTCGACAGATCCACAGACTGCCACGGTGACCCTGAACGGGCTTGTGGCCACGGTGAAAGGCGTGAAGCAGGGCAGTGTCAGCATTGTGGGCATGACTTCTGACGGCGATTTTGTGGCAGTGGCTGCGGTGGCTGTCAGCGCCGCAGGTTAACAGGACGATACTCATCATTTGCCCCGGTTATCCGGGGCTTTTTTGCAGGTGGAGAACATGATGTTTCTGAAACAGGGCACGTTTAATTATGAAAAGCAGTCCGTGGTGCTCAGTGAGCTGTCCGGGCTGCAGAGAATTGAATATCTGGCGTTTGTTCAGCAGCGAACGGCAAAGTTTGATGCCGAAGAGGGAGAACTGCCGGAGGCTGAACGACAGATTGCTTTTCTGCGGATGGGGATGGATATCAATGCCTGGCTGGTTTCCCGCTCACTGTGGAATGCGGAACAGTCTCAGGATGTTGAGACGCTTTGCGCATCCGTTATTACAACATGGTCGTATGATGCCCTGGGAGCGGGGGCGGAGATGGTTCTGTCGCTGAGCGGTATGGGAGCCATTGAGAATGCCGGGGATTTGGAGCATGAGGTGCTGACGCCGGAAAAGTCCTGACGCGGGAAATGCAGTTTGTCATGCGGCTTGCCCGGGAGTTCCGGCGGGCAGACTGGCGGCGGATGCTGTCGGAAATGTCGGCCACTGAGCTTGGTGAGTGGGGCGATTATTTCCGGATGCAGAGCTTCAGTGATGTGTGGATGGATGCGCAGTTTGCCTCGCTGAAGGCATTGATCGTGAGAATGGTGTCCGGTAGCAGTGATGCTGCGGTGGCTGATTTCAGCCTTTTACCGGAAGAGAACGGGATACCGGAGCGAACGGACGAAGAACTGATGCATCTGGGGGAAGGTATTTCCGGAGGTGTGCGTTATGGACCAGATAGCCAACCTGGTCATTGATTTGGGGATTGATGCGGCAGAGTTTAAAAATGAAATTCCCCGTATCAAAAACCTTCTGAATGGTACAGCCAGCGATGCAGAACGGTCTTCTGCCCGTATGCAGCGTTTTATGGAGCGTCAGACTCAGGCCGCCCGGCAGACAATGCAGGCGGCTTCTTCGGCTGCAACAGCCGCATCCGTCCATGCGCAGACGGTGGAGAAGAGCGCACAGGCTCATGAACGCATGGCCCGCGAGGTGGAGCAAACCCGCCAGCGTATGGAGGCACTGAGCCAGAAAATGCGCGAGGAACAGGCGCAGGCCATGGCTCTGGCGGAGGCTCAGGATAAAGCGGCTGCTGCGTTTTATCGTCAGATTGACAGTGTGAAACAGGCCAGTGCGGGGCTGCAGGAATTACAGCGTATTCAGCAGCAGATCCGACAGGCCAGAAACAGTGGCGGGATTGGTCAGCAGGATTATCTGGCGCTGATTTCTGAGGTTACGGCGAAAACCCGTGTTCTTACGCAGGCTGAGGCAGAGGCTACCCGACAGAAAGTGGCGTTTATCCGTCAGCTTAAAGAGCAGGCAACCCGCCAGAATCTTTCTTCTTCTGAGTTGCTTCGTGCTAAGGCTGCCCAGCTGGGGGTAAGCAGTGCTGCAGAAGTGTATATCCGCAAAATGGAGCAGGCAGGAAAAGCCACGCATTCGCTGGGTCTGAAAAGTGCAGCGGCCCGCCAGGAGATAGGCGTTCTGATAGGTGAACTGGCTCGCGGCAATTTAGGTGCGCTGAGGGGATCCGGGATAACGCTGGCTAACCGTGCCGGATGGATAGACACACTGATGTCACCGAAAGGCATGATGCCAGGTGGGGTTATTGGCGGTATTGCCGCGGCCGTCTATGGTCTGGGTAAAGCCTGGTATGATGGTCAGAAGGAGGGGGAAGAATTTAACCGCCAGTTGTCGCTGACGGGGCATTATGCCGGAGTCACTGCCGGGCAGCTGTGGACGCTCAGTCGTGCTATTTCCGGGAATGGTATTACGCAACATGCTGCAGCCGGTGCGCTGGCTCAGGTGGTGGGGAGTGGTGCATTTCGTGGAAACGATATCGGTATGGTGGCGAGAGCTGCCGCACAGATGGAGCGATCGGTTGGCCAGTCGGTCAGCGATACCATAAATCAGTTTAAGCGGCTGAAGGATGATCCTGTAAATGCCGAGAAGGCTCTGGACAATGAGCTGCATTTTCTTACTGCCACTCAGCTTGAACAGATACGCGTCCTTGGGGAACAGGGGCGGTCCAGTGATGCGGCACGGATAGCCATGTCTGCACTGGCAGAGGAAACCGGTCGGCGTACTGCGGATATTGATAATAACCTCAATGCGCTGGGCAGTACGCTGAAGTATCTGTCTGATTTATGGAGTCGTTTCTGGGATGCGGCCATGAATATTGGTCGTGAAGACTCGCTGGATGAACAGATTGCCGCTTTACAGGAGAAAGTGTCGCGGGCGAAAAGACTCCCCTGGACGGCATCATCTTCTCAGGTTGAGTACGATCAGCAGCGTCTTAACGAGCTTCAGGAGAAAAAACGCCAGAAGGATTTGCAGGATGCAAAAGAGCAGGCAGAGCGGAATTATCAGGAGCAACAGAAACGCCGTAATGCTGAAAATGCTGCACTGAACCGGATGAATGAAACGGAAGCAGCACGACATCAGCGTGAAATTGCGCGTATTAATGCCATGCAGTACGCCGATCAGGCTGTCAGGGATGCGGCGATACAACGTGAAAATGAACGTTACGAGAAAGCCCTGGCATCCGGTAAGAAAAAAACACGCGAACCCCGTAATGATGAGGCCACCCGGTTATTGCTGCAGTACAGTCAGCAACAGGCACAGGTGGAAGGACAGATTGCTGCTGCAAGACAGTCAGCAGGCATTGCCACTGAAAAGATGACAGAAGCGCATAAACAGCTTCTGGCTCTGCAGCAGCGCATCAGCGATCTGGACGGGAAAAAACTGACGGCAGATGAAAAGAGTGTGCTGGCCCGTAAAGATGAACTGATTCAGGCACTGACGCTGCTGGATGTAAAACAGCAGGAGCTTCAGAAACAGACGGCACTCAACGATCTGAAGAAAAAAACAATTCAGCTGACCAGTCAACTGGCTGAAGAAGAGCGCGCTCAGCGTCAGCAACATGACCTGGATATCGCCACGGTGGGTATGGGTGATCAGCAGCGGCAGCGATATCAGGTACAACTGAGTCTTCGCCAGAAATACCAGCAACAGCTGGAGCAGTTGAGGCGGGATAGTGAGCAGAAAGGGACATATAACACGGATGACTACAGAAAGGCCGAGCAGGCGCTGACGGAGAGCCTGAACCGACAACTGAATGAGAATCGCCGTTACTGGCAACAGCTTGAAGTTGTGCAGGGTAACTGGAAAAACGGAGTCCTGCGTGCATTTCAGGATTTTACCGTGGATGCAGACAATACGGCAGGAACAGCAGAACAGGTGTTCTCATCAGCCTTCAGCAACATGGGAAATGGCCTGGCAACTTTTGTCACTACCGGCAAACTCAACTTCAAATCCTTCACCTCTTCGGTGCTGTCAGATATGGCGAAAATCCTGGCGCAGGCAACCATGATGAAATCGATAAAAGGGATTGGCAGTGTACTGGGATTTGATCTCAGCAGCCTTTCCCTGAATGCCAATGGGGGGATTTATCAGTCTGCTGATTTGAGTCGTTACAGTGGCACGGTGGTTAACCGTCCGACGTTTTTTGCTTTTGCAAAAGGCGCGGGTGTGATGGGGGAAGCTGGACCTGAAGCCATTCTGCCACTGCGTCGTGGTGCTGACGGTAAGCTGGGGGTTGTGGCGGATATTGGTGGTTCAGGTATGGCGATGTTTGCCCCGCAGTACAACATTGAGATCAATAACGATGGCACGAACGGGCAGATAGGTCCGGCTGCCCTGAAGGTGGTTTATGACCTTGGGAAAAAAGCGGCAGCGGACTTTATGCAACAGCAGGCCCGTGATGGTGGTCGGTTAAGTGGAGCATATCGGTAATGGAGACGTTTCACTGGAAAGTGCGCCCGGATATGAATGTGGTATCAGAGCCGAAAGTGGTGACAGTGAAGCTGGGCGATGGTTATGAACAGCGTCGTGCGGCGGGACTGAATAACCAGTTGTCGACTTACAGCGTGACGATACGTGTTCGTAAATGTGAACACCCATCTTTAAAAGCCTTTCTGGAACGGCACGGTGGCGTCCGCGCATTTCAGTGGACGCCACCTTATGACTGGAAACCGATTAGGGTGGTTTGTCGTAAATGGTCGGCAAGCGTGGGGGCGCTGTGGGTAACCATAACGGCAGATTTTGAACAGGTCGTGGCATAGGAGGCTCTGATGCAGGATATTCCACAGGAAACACATCATGAGACGACACGCCTCACTCAGTCAGCCCAGGTGGTGCTCTGGGAAATCGATCTGACAGAGGTCGGTGGTGAACGTTATTTTTTCTGTAATGAGCAGAACGAAAAAGGTGAGCCGGTTACCTGGCAGGGGCGGCAGTATCAGGCATACCCCATTCAGGGGACAGGATTTGAACTGAACGGCAAGGGCAGTGCTGCCCGTCCGACACTGACGGTTTCTAACCTGCACGGTATGGTCACCGGGATG